GAATGCGGCGGGGAAGGCGGGTCATCGCAGAAGGCTCCTCAGCCATGTGTGAACGTGGGCGAACCCTTCCTTGCCGATCCACTCGCAGAAGACGTCGAAAGCCACGCGGGCGAGCCGTTCCGCGTCCAGATCAAGCCGGGCATCGAACGGGCGATCCTTGACGCCCTGACGCTGGCGGATGATTTCAGCGTCAAGGGCTTCAGACATGCGGAAGACGACGGCGGGGACGGGGCGGGTCATGCGGCCACCTGTTCCGGCTGGACGTCGAACAGCCATGCAACCTCCGAGGCAGGCCAGCCCGCCCGGCGGAACCAGCCGATAAACCGGGCCTTGTCCTCGCTCATCGGGGTCACACGCTGGACACGGGCCGAACGCTTGGGAACGGGAACGGACTTGCGAGGCGAGACCAGCTTGAGCGCCGCCGCTTTGCGGATCACTGCCCGCTCTGTGCAGCCGTCGCCGATCTTGGACGCTATCACAGCGCAAGTGACGGACGGGTCGGGGTAGAGGCGCTTCAGGGTCGCCGTAGCCTCGTCGGACCAGTTAAACCCGGTTCCGATGCGGGGGCGTTTGAGGCCGTGAAGGCGGACGGCGGAGCTGATCGTGACGCAATTGCAGCCGTCGCCGAAGTGGCGGGCGATCTCGACCGGCCCGCGCTGTTCGTCCAGGTACAGGCGGCGCAAGGTCGCGAGACGGTCAGGGGTCCAGTTGAAGCGGGTCATGCGGCGCCCTGATAGCTGGACAGCTTCTCACGCAGGTGAGCGGCCTCGGCGCGATGGTTCTTCGCGCGCGCCTTGTGCTCATGGTAGGCGGGAGGCATGTCCTCCAGCGGGATCGGGGCGCCGTTGCCCCACATCGGCCCGGCAAGGCGATCCTCACGCATGGCCAGCAGTGTGTGTTCCTCGATCTTCCGCGACAGGCTCATGGCCTGATATTCGGCCTCGGTGGCAGGCTCCCACGCCTTCGCCTTGGCCTCCGGGTCCACGGCACCGCGAGCGTTGACCGAACGGACCAGCGGCAGGAATTGGCCGGCCATCGGGAACTTGGGATTGGTTCCCATCCGCCACCGCTGACAGGCGGTCTGGATCGCGTGAGCCGGGAACTCGGCAAGGTCGTTGCACCAGTCGGCCATCCACCGGCCCCGGTCTTCTACCGACATGAGCGGCGGGCGGCAGTGAACGGCGAGGCTTTCGAGGGCGTCCAGGATTTCAGCTTGGTCAGCCATGTTGCGCTTCCAGTCTGGCAAAGGCGAGGCGTCGGGCCTCGGCGTGTTCGGCGGCGATGCGGTCGGTTAGGCTCACCACGGACGGACTTGCCCTAGCCTCGGGCAGCGGGGTCTCGCGGCTGTTATCGGCGAGGGCTTGCAGGACGGCCCGGTCGAAATAACCCCAGGTCGAGATTGGCCCTCTGGCAGCGGCGCAAAGCCCCCGAACGACCGGGAGAACGTCACGGCTCCAGTCGGCTCCGCGCTGACGCCAAGCGACGATCTTGCCAGACGAGGTGATCAGGCCGGGAGCCTTCATCGGGTCCAGCCAAGGGGAGGCTACGGCATCGACCAAAGCCTCCATCGGCTTAGCTGGCCACGCGCACGCGCTACCACCACCACCATCTTCTCCTTCTGACTCTGGTTCTGGTTCTGAAGAATGCTCTGGCAAACGGGTAGCAATTGCCAAGTGCGTTTCTTGTCTTTTCAATGCCTTAGCGTTGCCGCCCTTGGTTCCAGCATCGGCGCGTTTGATCGACTTTTCGCGCGCCTTTTCGAGTTCAAACGAGAGGCGCTTGTTCACGATGTCGCCGTTTTCGACGCTGAAGAACGCCATCACATCGCCGCTTATTTTTGCCCAGCGCGAGGCAGTGCAGCCGACAATTCGCGCCAGCTTCTTGGGGTCGTTCGGCAGTCGCCCATCGGCCCGCCACATCGTCATGAGCAACAGCAGGTAAGCCCCGTGCTGCTCCGTCGTCAGGTGGCGCGTGTCGCCCAGGTAGTCGGCCACGTAGAGCTGCATGAAGGGTGCGCTCATGCCGCCACCTTCTCAGCGTCCAGCCGCTCGGCGTGGCGACGCTCAGCGTTTAGAATGCTGGTATGGTCGCGGTTCAGGAGATGGCCCAGGAACGGCAAAGAGTAGCGTTGGCTCCCATCGGCCCGCCGCACCTGCCGGCAAGCCCACACGGCCTCTTGGCGGGCTGCGGAAATCTCTTTGAACCGGCGCGGGCCGATCATGTCGTCAAAGGTGAAACCGTGAGACTTCGCCACCTCGGCGACGATCTCGCGGGCCTTGCGGGTCTCGACGTAGATCGGACCCCGCCAGAGGGACAGAACGACCGTCATCGGGCCACCTGCGAGCGTCTGGCGTTGCGTTCAGCGGCGAAGGGGACATACGGGCCAGTCAGCCGCACCACGCCGCGCTCGCCTCGCGTTTCGAGGTATCGCCCGAACCCGCCTTCAGCCACGCAGGCGGCAACGTACTCGTCATCGCGGTTGAGACAGGGCGGCTCATAAGCGGGAACCGATCCCTGACGCTCATGTTGCCCACGGGACAGGGAAGCGCCCTTTGCGGCCTCAGAGCGCCTTACGCCAAGATATGCGGCCCTGTGGCGGATGCTATCACGGGAAACGCCCCACGCCTTCGCCCATGCCGCAATCGTTTCGGGCGGTGCGTCGGCGTACTGGTCGAGGATGATCGCGGTGCGGTTCGGGTCTCTCAGGACAATCTGGCTCATCCCCTCACCTCCCCGCGCTTGGCGAACGGACGGCCCTGGAGCTTCCGGGGCGACTTCGGAAAGATGCCCAGATGCTTTGCGCGCTGACGTGCGACCTTGGACTTGACCGCCACATCGGCGCGCGTCTTGACCGCGTGCGCGTCGGCCAAGGCCGGGGCGAGGTTGCTCTCGCGGTTCTCGCCGCCGTTGATGAGGGCGACGACGTGATCGGCCTGCCACTTCTCGCCCGCGCGGATCTTGCGCTTGGACAGATAGCAAACGCCGCCGTGAGCCTCGAACACGCGAAGGCGGACACGGGGCGGGATCGGCGTGTCAGGGGTGGCGCCGATCCACTCGGGGAGGGTGCGGCCCGTCATGCGGCGCGCCTCCCCTTAACCCCGCCTTCGCGGAGGTATTTGTTGATCGTCTCCTCGCGCAGTCCGAACCTCTCGGAGAGATATTCGGTGCAAAGGCCCCAGCGCCAAAGGCTGACAATCTTCGCCTTGTCCCGATCCGTCACCCGGTCATAGGTGTAGTCGATCTGGGGGAGCGTGGTTTCGGGGTAGCGAATAGCCCACGGGTCAATCGGCCTCATGCGACACCGGCCACGGAAAGCAGGGACGGGCCGGTCGATTGCGCTTCCATTTCAGTCAGGTTGCGGACGGCCTGGCGGAAATAGGCAGGCTTCAGTTCGGTCCCGATGAACCGGCGCCCGGCCTTGAGCGATGCCCAGCCTTCCGAGCCGATGCCCATGAACGGGCTGAACACGACGTCATTAGGGTTGGTCCACAGCCGCACGGCGCGTTCGATCAGGTCGAGTTGCAGCGGGCAAAGGTGGCGTTCGTCCTTGTCCTCGCGAGCGACCTTGACGTTCAGGACGTTCGTTTGCTGGATGTCCATCCAGACCGGCGAGGCCCATTGCTGCCATTGCGTCACCGGGAACAGCATCCGATCCTGGCCGACCTTATCGGCCTCGCTCTCGTCGGCAGGCGTCTTGCGGAACACCAGCAGATAGTCGGGCATTCCCTGACGCGAGCGCGTCGCGTCCGTGCAAAGCTGCTTGTAGAGAAGCCCCAGCGCCTTCGTCCGCGTCATCTCGACAACGGGGTCTTTCCAGATCGTGACGCGGCTGTGGTAGGTCCAGCCTTCGGCTTCATGGACCTCGCGAATGTCCGCCGGGAAGTCGTAGAGACCAACGGCGCCGTGCATCGACTTGGTGCGCGGAATGTCCGAACAGTGGACCGCCGTGAGCCTGCCCGGCTTCGTCGCGCGGAACTTCTCGCGGACCAGATGCCGGTAGAGCGTCTTGAACTCGGCCTCGTCCTTCACGTTGCCCATGTCCCGCTCGCTGTCGCTGTAGACGAACAGGTGCGCGAACGGCGGCGAGTAGACGGAGAAGTCGAGCGAGTTGTCGGGCAGGTTCGTCGCGAACTCCACGCAATCGGCGTTGTAGGCGGCGAAGCGTTCGCCCTGGTGACTGTCGAGAACAGCGGTCATGCGGCAATCCATTGCGGCAGGGCCAATGGCTTGGCCGGTTGATAGGGGGCTTGTTCGGGGACGCTGTGCGAGGCGCGGGCCATCGCAGCGGTCATTTCCAGCTTCATAGCGTCGTGGTCGCCGGCCTTGCGGCTTACGATCTGCCAGATGCTTTCTTCGGTGTCGGCGCAGGCTACGTGGACGCTGACCGGGCGCGACTGACCGAAGCGCCAGCAACGGCGGACGGCCTGATAGAAGCTCTCATAAGAGAACGAGAGGCCCACGAAGGCCATGCGCGCGGAGTGCTGCCAGTTCAGGCCGAACCCAGCGATAGACGGCTTGGTGATGATGACCCGAACCTGACCTGTCGAGAACATCGTCAGGTTGGCCTCTTTGACTTCCGGGCTCATGGAGCCGCGAACCTCAACGGCGCCGGGGATGCGGTCGGCCAGCGCGTCGGCCTCGTAGTCGGTGTCGCACCAGACCACCCACGCCTCATTCGGCTCTTTCGCCACCAAAGCCGCAATCACGTCGGCGCGGGCGTCGGTGGTCATCCGCTTCTCGCGGTGGATAGAGGTTGCGGACGTGTCGGGCATACGGAACAGCCGGGCCTGGCCGTCCTTCTCGGCGCCCGCGTCAAGCGACCGATCCGCCTCGACAATGTGGCGCTTCAGATCCAGCGCGGGCAGATCGTAACCGTCGTCGCTAAATCCAAGGTCAGAGGGCTTGGAGACGCAGCGCGCCCAGCTCGCAACCCAGTTCCAGAAGTCCTGAACGGCGTGGCCCTTCATGCGCCAGTTGCCGGTGTCGGCGCTGTCGTGGATAAACCAGCGCGTGAGCATCTGACTTTGCGACATGACGCCGAGAAACTCGGAGTGCTGGCCTAGTTCGGCATGGTCGTTCGGCGCGGGGGTCGCGGTGCAGCAAAGGCGGAACGGCGTATGCTTGAAGGTGGCGATAAGGGCCTTGGTCGTGGCGCCGTGAAAACTCTTGAGAATGCTGCTTTCGTCCAGGATCACGCCCGCGAACTGGTCGGCGTCGAACTTCGCCAGCCGGTCGTAATTGGTGATGTAGACGCGCGGCGTGGTGATCTCGTCGGGCTCGCGCACCGCCTTGGCGTCGATGCCGAACTTGACGGCCTCGCGCTCATGTTGGGCGGCGACGGCGAGCGGCGCCAGCATCAGAACCGGGCGCCCCGTATGCTCAACGACGATCCGGCCCCATTCGAGGGCGCACAGCGTCTTGCCCAGTCCGGTATCGAGGAACAGCGCGGCGCAACCGGCCTTAAGCGCAAACTCAACCGCGTGGCGTTGGTGATCCTTAAGCGCCGGATTGAGCGGCGGAATGTCCTGCATCCCGCGCGGAACAAAGGCGATGCGCTTGGCGGCGATCAAGCCGCGATAATCGGCGAGGCTCATGCCCCCACCATCAGCTTGCGCTTACCGGCTTGGACCAGAGCGCGGGCGGCTTGTCTTTGGGCTCGGGTGTCACGGCGTCCAACGGCGGCGAGGTACTTGACCTGAGCGTCTAGGAAGTCCTCACGGGCCGTTTTCTTGGGGGTGAGGAAGCGGATGAAGGCGCGGATCATGCGCGGGTCTCTCCAAGAGAGTTCCAGAGTTGAAGGTCCAGCTCGGCGGGCGTGGTGCTCAGGATCGTGGCGACGTCCCGCAGCGGCAGACCGGCAGCGAGGTAGGCGCGGGCCGGGAGCGGATTGCGGTAGGCGACGCCGGGCCAGACACGCCACAGGCGACCGCTAGTCGCCTCCGGGGTGTCTTGATTAGGGAGGGCCAGCCGAAACGGGTTAGCCTCTGACCCGTAGCGCCGAGGCGCGGGTTTGGAGGCCCGGCTGCGATGTTGAACAGTGGCCATCGGTCAGGCGACCTTCGCCGAACGGGTGAGCGCGATGTCGTCGTTCAGGCTGTCAGCCGGGATGCGACCGCCAGACAGGCGCTCGATCTCCAAGGCCACCCGAACGGACGCCTTGCCCTTGGCCTCAATCTCATGTGCGGACGCCTTGCCCTTAAGGCCCAGCCGGGCGGCAAACGCCTCCAGGCTGTCACCGAACTCGGCGCGAAGTTCTGAAATGGTCATGTCCATTAGTTCGGATATTCCGAACCGTCTGTCAAGCGTCGCTGTTCGGGTTCTCCCTACCGACAGAATCCCTTCGCGGGCGCACAATAGAGCCGTGGTTAAGGCGGCTCAGAAAACGCAACGGGACTTCCAGCACACGTGGTTTCTGCGTGAGTGGGCGGAGCTTGCCGATTTCACGCAGGCCGAAGCCCAGCGCCAGCTTGGCTGGTCAAAGGCCAAGGCGTCCGACGTTTGGAACGGCCAGCAATACAATCAGTCGATAATTGACGAACTGGCGCCCGTCCTGAAGGCGCGACCTTTTGAGCTGCTGCTTCATCCAGAGGAGGCGCACATGTATCGCCGCCTCCGCGACGGAGCCCCGCGCCTGGTTGCGTCAAAACCTGACGCAAAGGCCGCTCCCGCAAAGACCGGGACGCACTCCTAAACACTCCCCAAATTGGGCTTGACTCCCCGGTGTTCTGGACCCGTTTCGGGGCGTTCGGATTTGCCGAACATTTCTGTTGACGTGTGAGTTCGGATTATGCGAACCTCTCCATACAGACGGAGAGACACCCCATGCAGACCGCGACCATCAGTTTTGAAGTCGAAGTGATTGTCGAAGCCCTCGACCGTCACGCCGAAGCCGAGATCACCGAGATCGGCCTGATCGTCTATGACCCGAGCCGCCCGATCGGCCTGCGTCACAAGACCACCCGCATGGTTCCGGTCTCGCCCGAGCTGTCCAAGCTGATCCTCGACCACTTCCTGTCGGAAGCCGAGGAGGCCCTCGCCGAAGCCGACACCGACCACGCCGAGAGTGCAGCGGAACACCGCTGGGAAATGGCGAGCGACCGATGACCCGCCCCAGCCACGCCGCCGCGTCCTACCTCACCGCCGTCCTGATCGTTTGGGCGGTGCTGCTCTGGATCATCACGTCATGAGCCGTCTTCGCGTTGCCTGCACCTCGCTCGGTCGGCGGATTATGGCCGGGTATCCGACCAAGGACGGCCAGCGGCTTAAGGAGCCCCGGCACGACGTAACCAGCGACGTCCTGCGCGCCGTCGCCGACATGATCGAGGTCGGCCACGAAATCACGGTCGAAAGCGACGGCCAGCCGCAATTCCGCATCGCCATTCTGCCGGTCAAGGAGGCCACCCAATGACCCGCCCGCTCCTCGACTGGTCCGATCCCCACAAGACCCCGCGTAGCCCCCAGCAAGGGCGCGCGTGCAGGGAGGATGCGGCAAGCCCCCCGCCTGCATCCTCCCGACCCCTCACCTTTGCCCACAGCGGCGGGGACATCGTCTGGCGGGGAATGAACCACCTCAGCCTGGATGAGGCCCGGCGCGTTCGGCAGATCATCATCGACGAGCTGACGTTTGATCGCCTTTCGGGCGGCGGCGTGTCGGGGGCCTTGGGCCTGCTGGTCGAGATCACAACCGCAATCAACGCCGCCCGTCGTTGGCGGCAGTGCCAGGGAGCCGCCTGATGGACCGCGACTGGACCCCCAGCGACGCCGCCGATGCGGCTGACGACCGCCGCGCCCGTGAGTGGTGGCGCAGCCTTCCCGACCAGATCGGAGGCCCTGACGCCTGCTTGGTTGCGGCGACTTGCCCTGACTGCTCTGAGCCGATCCCGACGGGCCGACCCTTCGAAGTCATGGCCGCCGAGGATCACGACGGGAGCCCCTGTCCTGACTGCATGTTCATCAATGGAGCGCCCGTATGAGCGAGCCCGCCCCCTGCTACCGCATCGTAATTCCGAACACCGGCCACGTCATTGAGGCGCTGGAAGTGTTCGCCAGGGCGAAACAGCGCGCCGAATGGCATCGGACCCGCCTCGATCATCCGACGTACCCGGCTCAAGTCATCGTCCAGCGTGTCGGGCCTGATGGTCGGGCGCGGAAGGTCTGGCCGAAAGGGGTCAGCGCATGACCGAAGATGAAGCCAAGACGAAGTGGTGTCCGCACGCTCGGATCGAGGGCGATGGCCGGAACATGGAGATCATGAACGGCCACACCGGTCCCGCCGTCTTTTGCATCGGCTCTGCCTGCATGGCGTGGCGGACGGTCCCGAAGATTTACGAAGCCCCAGACGGCACCCTGCGTGATCGCGAGGATGGCTTCTGCGGCCTTGCCGGGAGGCCCGAATGACCCGCCGCGACTGGGCTGGCGTCCTCCTCCTTTTCGTCGGGGTGGCCCTTATCGGGTGCATTTCGGCTGTCGTTACCGGGTGAAAGGAATACCCATGCGAACGTCTGAAACCATCATGGCCCTGGCGCCAGCCCTAACCTTGGCCCTTGGCAAGCTGGAGGGCGCGGCGAAGAACGCCAAGAACCCCCACTTCAAGAACACCTACGCCGACCTTGCGTCGGTCGTTGAGGCCAGCCGGTCAATCCTCGCCGAAAGCGACCTCGCCGTGATGCAGTCGCCGGGCCTTGTCATTGAGGGCCGACTGCAACTGTTCACCCGGATCATTCACAAGTCGGGCGAATGGATCGAGGGTGAGTTTCACATGCCGCTCGCCAAGTCCGATCCGCAGGCCACGCTTGCAACGCTGACCTACGCCCGGCGCGGCGCCTTGATGGCCATTCTTGGCATCCCGGCTGTTGATGATGACGGCGAGACGGCAGTGGGCCGAGGAACGGACGGCAACAGCGCCAGCGGGCCGCGTCAAGCCCCGCCCGTGACCGCCAAGCCCGCCCCGCAACCGACGCTGGCCGAGCGCGCCAACCGGCTCGCGGCCACACTGGAAGCCGCGAAGACGCAAGACGACCTCCGCCGCACCTTTGACCGCGCGTCGGGCCTTTGCGCCGATCTGGACGCAGCCGACCCCGAGCGCCTGGTTGAATTGACCGCGCTCTATGAGCGGCTGTTCCTCGCTCTGGACGGCATCCCCGCCGGGGCGGTGGCAGCGTGAGCGCGGCGCCGTACCTCGACCGCCACACCGTGACCGCCAAGGCCCTCGCCGACGCCTTGCGCGAGGGCGGGTTCGGCGACGACGAGGATC